CCAAATTGTTTTATAAATCTGTTGATAACTGTGGATGGAGTAATCATTCTCCTCCCCACCATGTCGCACAACAAGCCAGGACTTAATTTCACTTCTGAACCGCTCATATTGAGATTCATCTTGACAATGGAAAAACAACTCCCACATCACAGAAACAAATGTCGATTCATCTTGCTCAGCTACCGTAATAGATCCAGATGGCATACGCCACTCAACAGTCTTGAAAATAGAATTCAAATCTAATTTGCCAACATATTTGCCATTATAAAATTTAGAAAAAGTTCTCTTCAAAAAAGAGAAATCTAAAATGCGCAAAAAATTGTCAGCACAAGCAGTCTTGTTTGCAGAAGTGACCTCCATATTGAAATATTCTTTACATGCCCAAACAAAATAAGGCATGTTAAACCAACGTCTAACGGAACGTCTAACTGCCATGGCCAAATCATCTCCGTAAACTCGAGGTAACACATACTCAAAAAAATCATATTCCTTGAGCACTTCATGTTTATACCATGTATACATCTGCATAATAACATTACGAAGACAATTATTCTCAGCAGTACCTAAATTACCAGAGGGCTGCATGCCCAATTTAATGAACAAATCATTGTCCATGTTAATAATTGGCATGACCATATCTGTAAGTAAACCTTGCAAAGCCTTCAAAGAAAAGGCTGAATATCCAAAATGTTTGTTAACATTATAGATGACAGTAGCAGCAGCTCTAGCAACAAAAAAGGGACTGGCAACATCAAAGCCAGCAAAATCCGCCTCAAGCACACATTCCTCATCATCAATTTCTTCATCTGGCTCCATATCCTGACCAATAAAATCTTGAAAATCACGAATAAGTTTGTCAGAATCTGTGTGCATGTTATAGCCAATTGCAGAACAAAAAACTTCAGAGTGTTCCACCATTTTGGTATAAAAGTCATACATGAGCACGCGTGCAACAACCAAATTATTTAGTGCGCACATGTAAAAAGGTCGAGTTTTACCAGCCTCACATTTACTAATCTCACGAGGTTCATCTTTGAACTGCACGTTAAAAATGTATTGATTAGTTTCTCCAAAACCATAATTTCTCAACTCCTGGTTAACTTGATCCTTCAACGGACCAATAGGTTCTCGTGTAGTATCGCCAACTAACGGAAGGTATTTCTCTTTCTTGCCCGGATAACCAAAAGCACCACTCGTGGAGACGTTAATTCTCCTACTAAATGGATTATCTGCAGTACCATTGACAGCATCCTGAACCCTCAAAGGACTCAAGCGATGTACACCTTTAGACATCAGGCCCTCAATAATATGACGAGTAAAACGTCTGACCACTACATCAAGAACATCAGAATCATATAGAGGAACAGGAATATCCATTTTCCTAAGGGCAATATTCTGAGGAGCAATATACTCACCATTTCTCCTAAATGGCATAAGAGGAGGAACTCCATAAATCAGTGTTGGCTCAAAAGCCAATTCCCTACACAAGAGACTCCTCATATCCTCACCGTACCCAGACTTAACAAGTCTAGAATATTTCTTGATCTTCGTAGGACCTGGCAGAGTACCAATACACTGAATATTAGGAAAATATTCCTG